ATACCGAACAACAACAACCCACCACAGTCCCGAACGTATCTATTACAGTTCCACTAAATTTTATTCATAATGTGAAGAATTTGATTACAGTTACGACCGCTCGTGGTGCTTATAAGCCCGATGAGCTTAAGCTTTTGGGGACCATGTATGAATTTGTATCTGAGATGGTTGATAAGGCCAATGTAGCTTTGGAGGAAGAAGCCGCAAAGACAGCCGCATCTACAGACGCCTCGACAGACGCATCAACGGCGACAGACGCATCAACGGCGACAGACGCATCTACAGACGCCTCGACAGACGCATCTACGGACGCATCTACGGACGCAACTAAAGAAATTTAGATATGTCCATATTATGTGGACTATCTGAATATTTTATGGAATAAACATATGGGCATTCCGTTGTTATTATATTACTTATTGTTTTTTTCATATCATCCATTGTTTCAAATGAAATAATGCTATTATTTTTAATACATTTATATATATCTAATTTTTCCAATATATCAACTTTGGAAAATATAATACTATTAGCGCCAGAAATATTAATAGCCGTAATTAATTTAGTAATATTTAACCAATTTACTATACGTGGACGTCCTGTAGTGCTCCCATATTCTTCTCCTAATTCACCAATACAACGTAATTCCGGATCATCCATTAATGATAACGGAAAATCCGGATCAATACCGGAACGAGTATCATATATTTTTGCGGCGCCATAAATATGATTAATTAATTTTGGTGGAAATCCCAACGAACATGCTCCATAGGGTAATGTTGTGCTCGAGGTTACATATGGATAATTCCCATAATTTATATCAAGCCAAAACCCCTGAGCGCCCTCGCATAATATATTACCACCCAAGTGGCCATCCCATAAATAATCTTTAAAGAATGGTACAGATTCTGCGCGGATACCCGAACGCGCAAATTTATCACGATAGCATTGCCCGATACCTTGCCCGGTTGTTCCCATTATTTTTTTGGCCTCTATATCTTCCTGAATATGTTTATCTTGAACTATATGACATTTGGGAGAAACTTTAATGAGATTAGTATTAAATCCATGTTTAGTTAAATAGACAATTTCCTCTTTGAATTTTTCGATATTAATAACACAATCAGGACCAATAATACATTTAATATTAAAAAATATACCACACGGAATTAGATGTGTTATATATTTCTTATCTTTAATATAGATTGTATGTCCAGCATTACACCCGCCAGCCCATCGACATATATAATCATAATGGCCACTTTTAGATAGTGATGCTACAATCTTACCTTTTGCTTCATCGCCCCACGCCAATCCAACACAAATATCAACATTCATTGGTATAATTCTTAATATAGCATAGCGCTTTATATTAATAATAATAAATAAGAATAATAATAAATAATAATAATAGTTAAAACCGAATAATAGTATATTTAATCAACCTCTTCAACCGTGTCATTTTCTTCTGGCATACCTCCTGGCATACCTCCTGGCATACCTTCTGTATTTTCTTGGGAATATAATTTAGCCATAACGGGAGCACATTTATCTTCGAGTAGTTTTTTCTGTGAATTATAGAGTTCGGCATCTTCCATTGGATGGGATGCCAACCAATCTTCCATATTTTTGACTTCGGTATTAATCATTTCCACATCTTCCGGTTCGATTTTATCCTTATTTTTTTCATCTTCGACTGCTTGCTTAATACCATATAGATAACTTTCAAATCCATTTTTGGCTTCGGCATTAAGCTTATTCTTTTCATCTTCATCTTTATACTTATCCGCATCATTAACCATTTTTTCAATTTCTTCTTGACTTAGACGACCTTTATCGTTTGTGATGGTAATCTTTTCAGCTTTACCAGTGGTCTTATCAGTTGCTGTTACATTTAGGATACCATCCGCATTTACATCAAAGGCTACTTCAATTTGTGGAATACCTCTTGGTGCTGGTGGTAGTCCAGACAATTCAAATTTCCCCAAACGATTATTATCTTTAGTCATAGTGCGCTCACCCTCATAGACTTGGATCAATACACCCGGTTGATTATCCGCATATGTTGAAAAAATCTGGGTTTGTTTGCTTGGGATGGTCGTATTGCGTGTGATAAGTTTAGTCATTACACCACCAGCAGTTTCTAATCCCAAAGATAACGGCGCCACATCCAATAACAATAAATCATTAGTTTTGACATCAGAATGACCTGACAAAATAGAGGCCTGGACAGCGGCACCATAGGCGACCGCTTCATCGGGGTTAATAGACTTGTTCAGTTCCTTACCATTAAACAAATCGCTAATAAGACTTTGAATTTTTGGGATACGCGTTGAACCACCAACCATAACAATTTCATTAACCGATGACTTATCCATTTTAGCATCACGTAATACCTTTTCGACTGGATGCATACAGTTTTTAAATAGATCGTCACATAAGGATTCAAATTTCGCACGTGATATAGATGTATAAAAATCAACACCTTCATGTAAGGAATCAATTTCAATACTGGCATTAGCGGATGATGATAGAGTGCGCTTGGCTCGTTCACAAGCAGTTCGTAGACGCCGTAAACTTTTCTTATTACCTGATATATCCACCTTATTTTTACGTTTAAATTCCGTCACAAAATGGTTAACCATTCTGGAATCGAAATCTTCACCACCAAGATGTGTATCACCAGCAGTCGCTTTAACTTCAAAAATACCTTCATCAATGGTTAGAAGCGACACATCAAATGTCCCGCCACCCAAATCGAAAATTAACACATTGGATTCGCCTGTAGTTCCCTTATCGAGCCCATACGCAATGGCGGCGGCTGTCGGTTCATTAATCATACGTAAAATATTTAATCCAGCGATAGCACCAGCATCCTTGGTAGCTTGTCTCTGCGAATCGTTAAAATAAGCTGGAACAGTAACCACCGCGTCAGTCACTACTTCACCCAGATAGGCTTCAGCCACAGCCTTTAGTTTTGATAAAATCATAGATGAAATTTCCTCGGGATGGAATGTTTTTTCTTCACCTTTATATTCGACTTGGATTTTGGGCTTATCGTTGTCATCACCAATAACTTTAAATGGCCAATGTTTAATATCTTCCTGGATAACCATATCATTAATTTTACGTCCAATTAACCGTTTAGCATCAAAAACTGTATTAGTAGCATTTAGTGATGCCTGATTTTTAGCAGATTCACCAACCAATCGTTCAGTATCATTAAAAGCTACATAAGATGGCATGGTGCGATTCCCTTGATCATTAGCTATAATTTCAACTTTACCATTAGTCCACACACCAACCGCACTATATGTAGTTCCCAAATCAATTCCAATAGCCTTAGTTGTCATGATGAATTAATTAGTATTATAGCAAAAGTTATTTTTAAGTAAATTAAATAGAAAAAAATTCTATAACTAATAATAATCTACAATTATTATATAACTAATAATAATCTACAATTATTATATAACTAATAATAATCTACAATTATTATATAACTAATAATAATCTACAATTATTATATAAATACGTAATAATGTCATGTGTATTTGTTGTATCGCATGGAAACCTAAATATAAATAAATCCTTCATAATTCCCAAAAATATACGACTAATTCAATATAGTAAACCGAGAGGTGGTCTAACATTACCCGAAGCAAAATATATTTATGGAAAGGGTTGTGTGCCTGTAGATAATGATTTATATGCTATTGATAAAGAAACGAGTGAAATATATATATCGTCATATAAAAAATATATATTAGAACCCGGAACAATGACCAATAATTTAGAATTGAAATTCACGGATGATTTTGACAATGATGATATGAAAATGGGTATTGAATATATTGGAGGAGAAATAGTAATACCAGGAAAACATCTCGAGGCGACTTTAGAGGACGTATTGAACATAATTAGTAAAAAATATAATAATTTATCAATGGTTGATGTCGTGCAATTAAGTTGTCGGTCCGGCGATTATTCTACCAATAATATTGACGAGTTTGTCCGTGAGTTCGAAGGTATTAATATTACTACAAATAATAATTTTAAATCTATGGGAACACTACCATATAAAGTTACAGAAAAAAAATATTATTTTGCGGAAAGTGAAGAGGAAGCACGAACATATCAACACTTTGCGCCAGGAAGACGTCCAAGTCGACATTCATATATGAAATCAAGATCTAAAAAGAAAGATAAAATAATAGCTAAATCAAGAGCGAAAGCAAGAGAAAGAGTGAAAGCCACCAAGAAATCTAAATCTAAATCTAAATCTAAATCTAAATCTAACAAGAGTTCACGATCTAAATCTAACAAGAGTTCACGATCTAAATCTAAATAAAATATTGATTGCTTTATTTCTTATTCGATTTGGTTTTACGTTTTTTAACCGACGTGTTTTTACGTTTTTTAACCGACGTGTTTTTACGTTTTTTAACCGGCGTGTTTTTACGTTTTTTAACCGACGTGTTGTTACTGTTATTATTTCTTTTATTATTTCTTTTATTATTTCTTTTATATAATACATGTTTCATGCCACAATATCCTCCAGTTTGTAACATAGTCGAATTTGGCATAACGTGTAAATTAGGCCCTGTCATATTATTATTCACAACACCATGACTAACGGCTTCGGTTGCACCATATGCATGTGTCATATCTCCGGCATTTGGATTGGGACCATAACTACCCGAATTCACACCATAATATTCCGCTGCGTGGCGAATTGCTCCTCCTTTAATATTTTTACCCATTATATAATATATATATATATAAAAAATAATAATAATAATAATAATAAATAATCCAGTTTTACACATATTTAATTAATTCTAATTGGTAATACCAATGGTTGGGATATTTTTCATATTGATTGCTTCAATTCCCGATATATCAAAATCAATACCAATATTTTCATCACAATAATCTACTTTTTCTTCCCACGTTTCAATGTCATCAACCTCTTCAGAAACGTCTTGATGCATATCAATCAATTTACTTTCATCCAATAAAATATCAATGGCTCCAGTGCCACATGGTGGTATTTGCCCCATCATAATATTCGCCGAAACACCATTCAATTCATCCAATTCACCAAATATGGCGGCTTTAAATAATTGATCTGTGGTTTCTTCAAAGGAACATTTTGCCAAAGGACCAATATTTCCTCTATTAATACCAAATCTATCAATGGACATCAACGCCCCACGAGTAGTCATGACATCACACAATAATGATAAATGTCGGAAATTCACATAGGAACTAGCGCCATCAATAACTTCACGGATTTCCGATAAGATTATATTACGCGCAGCCTCAATTCCAAATGTTTCATACATTTCATATATATCATTCGATATTGTGCGATTTTCATCTATAGATGGGTTCTGTAGTATTTGACTAAGATTGATGCCATTGGTATCCAAAACCCATTCCTCAGTGCGAATAAATGTTTTTTCCTTCATAACAAATTTATCCTTATTTTTATACATACTAACACTTTTTATATTGGCTACACCTTTAATAATAACCTTTTCACGTAGTGTTTTAACGACGGTTTTAAGATAATTTAAATCATTAATTTTATCGTAGTCTATTTTCTTTTGTTTTAACATTCGTATTCTAAAAATTAATTTATTCGAGTTATCATCGGAATAAATACAGGATATGTCATTTGGGTAATCAATATTTATTTTATGATATACTTTCTCCATCGTAATATCCTTATTCATCATTTTTTCTTTATCCAGTTCTAAACGTATAATCCATCGCGATGAACAATCTTTATCATTAATTTCATCATCAATTTCAGTAAAGACATTATAGATTTGTAGTAATTCCTTATCTTCGGCGATGATGGTATTCATATCATCTGGGTCATAATATATACGTACCGATTTCATAATATCTTCCAATTTGGTTAATTCTATATCATTTAATACTGATTGTGCCGATGCTTTATTAGTAGCGATATCATCGTTAAGATAGATTGTGAGTGATGGTGCTTTGAGTGTTTTCGATAAATGAAGCAATTCTTTTAAACGCGGAACACCACGTGTTACATTAGATTTCTCCGAGACACCAGCAAAATGAAACGTATTGAGTGTCATTTGTGTGGCCGGTTCACCAATAGATTGGGCGGCAATGGGCCCAACCATTTCATTGGGTTGAATTTTACTATCTTCAAATTTAGTTTTAACGTATGTGATAATATAATCGAATGCGATTTTACTTAGGCGGTGGTGTTTGATGAGCATCTTTGGTGCTAAATAACTACGAATAAGAATTGCGTATAATGGATTACATGTATCGTATTTATTAATATAGAGATTCTCAATTAACAGGTTAACCTCTTTAACAATATCAATTGGATTGAGATTGGATAAATTTGCTCCAGAAATTTGAAAGATAGTTTTGGCATTTTCTATTAATCGAAATAAATTGATGGGAGCATTAATATTAAAATCTTTATAGTTTGGGAATACCTTATGACGAATAAAATTGTAGTCATCATATATCTGTTGAAAATGTTCTTCTAATATATTTTTATAGTCTGTAGTTCCCTTTAAATCTGTGAGTGTGCCGTGGTTCATAAAAAGCTTCCAATTTTCATTATGTGCGAACCGGTATTTTGTTTCAAGTGTTTCGTATGTATCTTTTAATAGACTTAATCCCTGTGATTCGATTTTATTGAAATCGAAACCATCCTCACCATATAGAAACTGGACGATACCACCACCCGCATTACGAACTGACAAATCATAAAAGGTTTTTAGGTCTTCCATAGCCTTAATTAATTTACGCTGAATATAACCCGTTTCCGATGTTTTCACAGCCGTATCAATTAGACCTTCTCTACCACCCATAGCATGAAAGAAGAATTCTTGTGGATTTAATCCCTTAATAAATGAATTTTCAACAAAACCTTTACTTTCAGGACTAATATCATATTTACTAAAATGTGGCAATGTTCGATCATTAAATCCATTGGGAATTCGTTTACCATCAACGTTTTGCTGTCCGAGACACGCGACCATCTGGGCAATATTAATAGATTTACCCTTGGAACCCGCCGACACCATATTAGTCATTCGGTTTTTAACATCCAAACTTTTAAGACCAATTTTACCAGCTTCAGCAATAGCTTTATTAAGAATATTATTAATCTTCATTTCAAAGTTATCGGCAACATTTTCACTACCACCCTTATCGAAAGTTCTTGAATGTAGTTGTTGTGTTAATTTGGACACTTCTTTCTTTTTGGCGATGATGGTTTTACCGATTTGTATATTAGTGTCTTTATCAGCGATGAGATCACTAATACCAACACTAAAAGCTGTTTTAACCAGATAACGGGTAATTAAATTTTGTAGATTATCTAAAAATTTCTGTGCTTCTTGCCATCCATAATCATTATAAATCATATGAATAATACCACGAGTTCCACTACTCATAATTTTTTTATCTATACGACCTTGTAGCAAAATTCCATTTTTAATGATAACATGATTAAGTTTATCTTCCTCAGTATCGTCATGTGAGTTATTTTTCATATTCATATTAATCCCTTTGGGGATTATAAGCGATAACAATTGTCTACCACTCCACATTGAAGGTTTTGTGAGTTCAGGTTCTGGTAAATTGCCATCAAATGAACTAATATACATAAATATATTCATAACTTCATTTTTAGTTAGATAGACACCGTCATTCGTTAAGCGATTGACACCAAGTAAAGTATCCTGAACGGGTGTAATAATTGGAGTGTGTTCTCTTGGGCTAATAATTTGAAGTGGAACTGCCGCAATATATTGGAGTTCAGTGCTCGTTTGGATCGATTGTGGGACATGCATATTCATTTCATCACCATCAAAATCCGCATTATATGGTGTAGTTACACTGACATTTAGACGGAACGTATTGTAATCCATGACACGAACATTATGAGCCATCATACTCATTTTGTGTAGAGATGGCTGACGATTAAATAACACCGTATCACCATCAATTAAATGTCGGTGGACGGTATCGCCTTCCTGTAATACAATAGTGGATGTATCGACATGTTGAAGGGATGTCGTGCGATTATCCACTTTACGTTTGACACTTTTAGCACCAGGATGTTTAAATGGACCATTACGCACATAAGAATACATCCGGGCGATATTATATTTATTAACGATTTCAGGAAAAGTTAAATTCATTGCAACCTTGAAAGGAACTCCCAACTCATTAATTTTAATATTTGGGTCAGGTGTGATAACACTGCGAGCACAATGATCGACACGTTTACCCATCAGATTGCCTCTAATACGACCTTCTTTACCACGCAATCTTTCACGTAAGGTTTTCAATGGACGTCCTGAGCGATGGGATGATGGGTTGACATTTGGTAAATCGTTATCGACAAATGTGGCAACGTGATATTGTAATACTGTTGTCCATTCATCGATGGTTGTTTCCAACGAACCTTCGGCCTCGATTTTCTTTTTCAAATGATTATTTGTTTTAATAATATCAATTAATTTATGGGTTATATCATCTTCACTACGTTGACCATTGGCTTGTCGCACAGAAGGTCTTACTGCTGGTGGTGGTACAGGCACAACCGAACAAATAAGCCATTCCGGTTTACACCAATTGGGGTTCAGACCCATAATATAACAATCTTCATCTGGAATTCTTCTAAACAACTTCAAAATATATTCAGCAGTTAATAATTGTTTGCGATCTTCCATTGGAATAGTCTTATATGCGTCTTTCCATTCCGCATATATTTTACATAAGGCCTTGGGGTCTTTAGAATATTTATGTGGTTGAAGTGCTCCGCAACCATTTTCATCATCGCCATGCGAACCACAAATTTTTATCTTATTACATCTATTGAAAATATAATTCATTAATTTTTTGCCTTTCAAACTTTTTACAGCGGCCTGAATTTCAGGATCATTTACATCCACCAATAATTTCGAACAACGAATACAACGACATTTCATAATAGTGATGACGATATCTAAAAATTGAACATGGAAGACGGGTCGTTTTAATTCAATATGGCCAAAATAACCAGGACAAAAACGATTATCTAAACCATCAGTGGGACATATTTTACCATGGTCGATAACACCCATCCGTGTATCAAACAATCCACCAATAATCGGCTCGCCATTTGAATCATATAGTATAGTTTCATTCACATGAACCACCGAACGTTTTATGATTTCTTCAGGCGATAAAACGCTAAATTGAACACCTTTAATGTCCCGTATTTTAGACGAATAATCCAATTCTTTATACAAATAAGACATTTTACTATATGGTTATATTATAATTAATTGTTTTATATAAAAATAATAATTTCAAATTTAATTAATATTTAATAAATAATATTTAATAAAAGATATTTAATAAAATATATTTAATAAAAGATATTTGATAGGATATCTATTGATATTTGATAGGATATCTATTGATATTTGATAGGATATCTATTGATATTTGATAGGATATCTATTGATATTTGATAGGATATCTATTGATATTTGATAGGATATCTATATACCAGGGTGTGTTTTATTACCACCTCTGGAACTAATGAACCGATTTTGTTCCTTATTTTGACACACACAGCCACATGAGCTTGAATATACTGAAGGACAACAATCTGGACTGCATTTATTATAGGCCATAGTGAATAAAGAAGATTTTCCATCAGTATTACCATTTACGGATGGTTTATTAACACCATCTTCTTCAACCATCTTTCCTTCAGAAATACTGTTGGGGAAATTTAATACGGGGTCTACTAAATTACCTTCTGGCTTAGTATAATTACAAAATTTAGTGGGGTCAAATGCTTTTTTGTTCAAATCTAAATCAGCATAATTACATTGACGGCCTTTTGGGCGGTTATCTAATGGTTGTTGTGGTATGAATCCTTCTAATTTACGTTTCTTTAAGACAATAACGACAATACACATAAACATCAATATTTTAGTTGTATCGTGTAAATCCAATTTAACGAATTTCAATTCGGCATTTAAACACACGGACAATAAAATTGCGACTAAACTCCATAAAACTAAATTTAAAAATGTAATCATATATAAATATAAATAATATAATAATAATAGCATTTATAAAAATAACTATATATTTTATAATGGATAGGTTATATACATTATTTAATACTATTTTATATAATTTCGCTGATTGGTATTATACGCTAAATGAAACATTCCAATATACTTATAATCACTATATGGTAAAGGAAACTATTCTATACGATTTTAAAAATAATAAAGTTGTTGATGATATACCTAACTCCGATGTATCGGTATTAACCACTATAACAAAGAAAGATTATAGTGTTCGCCATTTTGGTAATAATAAATATGATGGACAAACACTACCCGAAAAATTAATAATGTATTTCGGATACGTAGATAAAAAAGGTAATGAAATAGATATAACCGACCTTATAAATTCATTTTTTATTCCAGACGCAACATTGGATTTTTCCCAAAAAAATATCTATAAATGGATTAATATTATAAACCACTCTATGAACAATAACAATAAATTGAATGTAAATACCGATGAAACTCCTATAGAATGGTCGATTATTACCAATGAAGGTGACATGCATGATTTAATCTATTTTAAACTCACATATACCTTGTCCAACAAATTAGATATAATACAGATATAATACAGATATATTAATTATACCTAAAGATTTATATCTTAATTTAATATAATCATGAATAAGTTAATTAATAACTGGGTTCTTTGGTTTCATGATCCATCGAATCCAGATTGGTCGTTGGAAAGTTATAAAAATATACATACTATGTCAACTATAGAAGATTTTTGGGATTTATTTGCGATTTTGGATAATCGCAAAATACAAGAAGGGATGTTTTTTATAATGAAAGAAAATATCGAACCGTTATGGGAAAATGAAGATAATATTGATGGTGGCTGTTGGTCATATAAAATTAATAAACGTGATGTATATCAGGCCTGGTTGGAATTATCTATTGCGTTATGTATAGAAAATATCCTTAAAGAAGATGAAGAACAAAATATAATAAATGGTATATCTATTAGTCCAAAAAAAACGTTCTGCATTTTAAAAGTATGGAATAGCGATTCTACTAAAGCACAAACCAATACATTATCTAAAAAAATACCAAATTTATTTGTTTCACAATGTATTTATAAATCACATAAATCCCGGTAAATGAATCCGCTATCACGCGCTATCATATTTTGGCGCTAAACATAATTTGATTTCCCCCAAAGATGCTACAGTATATTTTATTATCAATGGAAAATCGTTTTTTAGATATAATTCTACTGAATTACATAGATTGGTACATTTGCTAAATAATACTAAGTGTTTCAATGCGTAGTTTCCTTGCACTATTTTATCTTCTTCGGTATTTTGAATAAATGATAAGCCATTTGATGAACTACCTATGGCAGTTTCTTGTTCAGCAAATTGCCCTTTACAACCAAAGATCAACTGGCTTCCGACGCTCTTAATTTCAATATCGTCAGCCAAATTATGCATATCGCGACAGATTTTTTGGAAATCAATAGAGGGCATCGTTATAACTGATTCGAATGATGGTGGTGGGACTTCTATGTTTTCTTCGTGTAAATCCATGAGGTTTAATTTAAAGCGGGTCACCGTATTTTTTTCACTATTTTCAATTATAATATGAAGTGAACTCAAATCATCTTCGTCGACACGGAGCGATAATGTATCATTATTACCCATTATTTTCATTAATTTATAGAAATTAATAAGATTAATCCCTAATATTAATTTATTTTTCGTACACACGTAGGTTTCAAAGTTTTCGCTATTTAAGCGTAGATGAACTAATACCGTATGCGAGGAATCCATGGCAACAATTTTCATTCCGGTCGAATCAAATTCAAAATTAGCGTCCGTTAATATTTCCTTTAAGGCTTCTACTAATATTCTAAAGGCAGAAGCTTGAACAGTCTGAACATCTAAAGCATATGGCATCGCGTTTAATTTTAACATAAGACTATTCTTTAAATAAGATTTAAGATTAGAATATTTCCATCATAACTATACCCGATGTAATAGCGAAAAATAAACTTGCCATAATCCCTATAAATTCAGTATGGCGCTTATATAATATATAGCCAGCCACTATCATCCCCAATACTCCCAATGTTAATAATTGGTATTCGCGAATATAAAGCGGTTGTGTTAAATATGTCATATTTTTTTTAACTTGTAAATCGACTTCCACCTCTTCCACCTCATCAACAATCCAGTCTGCAATATTCTTAGGGAGGGTTTGCGCAATTTGTTGTCTATATAAGATAAATAGGGGGAAACCAAACATTATGGTGAATAGTAATATATTTAAAAAGTGTTGTCCAATAACGCCAGCCACCAATATAGTAGCAACAAGCGCTATTAATAAAACAACTATTAATATCGATGTTTTTTTCTTGGAAATAGTTTTAGTTTCGCGTTTATATTCTTCCAATGATAAATCTTCTCCCATTATATTTATATTTATATTTATAATTATGGAATATAATAAATTATAATTATATCGTGCTACGATTAATACTTAATATCATAGCCGGAATACCAAACATTTCCTCTATATGCCGACATATTCCGCGGATATACGTTCCCGAACTAACACGCATTTCTATATGTATAACTGGATACTTAGCCAGTTTAATACATCGCCACCTTTCTTTAATAGCATTTTGTCTAAAATTATAACACTGCGAAACTTGATTAATATTATGTATTACATTAGCTTTTAATAATTCACTATCAATTACATATTTTTCTATTATCTCAGAACTATATATTTCGATTGATTTCTCGGGTATCGTAATAGTATCAAGCGTACCATTACGAGCATAATACCATAATGGATTTCCATCAACTCTAACCGAAGAAAATGGTGGGTATGGCTGAATATGTTTCCCTACATAGCCAGCTATATATTCCATTATATCTGCGAGCGAATTATCGGAATTAATAATTGTATTTTGTTCAATGATACCAAGCATATCATACGTATCGGTCGAAATACCGAACATTATTTCAAACCGATATGTTTTATCCAGATTATGATAGTCATTTTGCCTTAGACAATCTTGATTTGTTAATACTAATAATTGCCCTTCAGCCATTGGATCTAAACGACCCGCATAGCTAATCTTTTCTATTGTGGTTTTATTTATATCTTTATATTCATTTATAACTTCTAATGGGGTTCTACCAATTGATTTATATAGCCGTAAAACTGGCATAAAAAATAATTTATTATATAATACACCTAACCAAACCTTCAATATTATAAAATATTATTATATATATACTCATATACCCATATAAATTATATCATGTCATATACTATCTTATAATTAACGATTGTTAGGATAGTCATAATGGTTTCATAATTTAATGGGGAAGTATTTAGAATAAAAGGACATTTATCAATTTGAAATATTTTTTTATATTCCTGTTTGGCTTCGGGCATATACGCTATCTGTTTATGACATGAAAGTCCATTTACACAATTCAGTAAACGATTCTCAGTAGCCCAAACGTGTTTTAATATTATATAGATATAGATCACATGAATAGATACCAATACGAATGAAAATAATATATAAGTAATACGATCCATATAGAGAAAGTAAATTAGTAACCCATATGACCCTATATTTGTAATGGATTTATGATAGGGATGATGGAAATATATATAGGCCAAATTAATGGCTACATGAAAACATTTAACTATAATCATCAGGAATATTAGTATGGATATGAAAGCCATGCTGTATGATATGGTATGTTAGTTAGTTAGTTAGTTACTTATTATGATAATAAGAGTATACATGAAAATAAATAAATAATCAATTTTTTATAAATAAGTTGATAGTAGCATATAGCATCCAACAAAGACTACCGACATTACAACATGGGTATTTGTAGCATTTAATTGTGATACATTTTTAGTAACAAATCTTAAAGTATCTGGGTGCGATAATAAATAAAATACACAGGCATATAACACCCCTTGTAATAATAACTTCATATTATTATTATCCACAACCATTTTTAAACCATTATTACTTTGAAATTGTTCCATTGATGATGGCATATCATCCATATCTCCAGACTGTTGTGCCATATCTCCAGAAGGTTGCGCCATATCTCCAGAAGGTTGCGCCATATCTCCAGACGATGGTGACATATCTCCGGACGATGGTGGCATATCTCCGGACTGTTGGGCCATATCTCTGGACTGTTGGGCCATATCTCT